GGGGTAAACCCGCCAATCGAAAAGGCCACGCCCAACAACTGCGGAGGCTTCGCGACGTTGAGCGTGATGCCGCTCGGGGATGCCACATCAATCACATCCACCCATTGACCCAAAAAGTCAAACAAGACAAACATCGGCCCTCCGATAGACCCTTCCAGGCTAAACGACCCCATCGCGCCCTTGATCTTTTTCACTACTGACCCACCCACCCCATCTTGCAACCATCGCCCAATCGTGATTGTCTTAATACCGCTGTTGAACTTGTACTCGTCGGAGGTAGCGACCACATTCGTCACTGACATGCCACACGCTTCCAGGTAGGGATTGATTGCCGGAGGGGTTCCCGCCGTCCCGGACCCTTTTAACTCGGATCGAAACTTAATCCGCCGCTCTTTCATGCCCTGCAAGCTGGCAAACCTGGACAAATCCGCCGAAAGGAAGTCCCGTTCAATCTGATCTACATTTTCGTCTACCTGCGGATCGGCAATCACGCAAGAGGCATCGGCCCCGGCAAGTACTTCCTCTTGTCCGGCTACACCTTCTAATTTCCCTGCAATCACACTAAGTCTGGGTTTAAATCCCATGGTCGTAGCTCCCTCGTTAAAAAATGTCTATGTTTGTCTAGTCCATGAATAAAAAACTACGCTACCGTAGGGTCTAACCGATTAGTCCGGTAGTCGATGGCGTACACTAATTTTATATACGCGTGCCCTTCTAGGATCTGGCTATAAGTGGGTTCTAAAATATCAGGTTCGCTCTGCTCCTGCGCGTACCCTCCCCGCGTCGTATCCGCATTCATAGCCTTAACAATATCGGCTACGGCATATTCCACCGAATCGGGAAGGACTTTTAACGTCCCGCCCAATGCAAGGGTAATCGTTGCCGTTAATTTTCGGTCTGACACTTCATCCGAGAGCCGCACGGTTGGCACGTCCGACACATCCAGAAACAAAGTCGGCCAAACCATTTGGCTTCCGGCTTCCAATATTCCCCGGAAGATATTCTTTGATAAAATGGTATTATTATACCCAGCGGCTACGGTAATCCCGGCCAACGTGGACACAATATTTTCAATCAACAAATGCCGGATACTTTTGGCCATTATCGCCGCGTCACTTTCTGGATTAACGCCTTAATTGTCTCTTCCATGATTTGCTTATGCTTCCGTTCATGGCCTTCCGTGCGGGTTTTAAAAATATTCTTTCCGGGAATCTGCTTGATCGTTCGGCCTCCCCTGGTCCGTCTAAAATCGTACCCGGACTCATGCAGCCGCACGACAAACCACCGGGAAGCAATCCGGCTTTCAATCGGCCTGCCGGATAAAATATTCCTGACTGTGGGGACCCGCAACAAAATACTTTTTGCGCTTTTTCCGGTTCGCCGTTGCAACACACCGCCGGACCAATCAGCCCGAATAGTTTTTTGCAGTTCCCTTGCTGATCGTCTCGCGCCTTTCCGAAACTCACTTAACGACTCTTTATCCAATCCACGGATAAACGCTTCCCACTTCGAAACATCTAGAGTTACGCCTTCCCCCGCCATTATGCTAGTTCCCTTCGCCGGAACGTGTTTTCTAATAGCATCCGTACTTGAGGTAACAACGGCCCTTGAAAATAATTCACGCTTCCGCCCTGATCAGAAATACTCGTTACGAGGTCTTGAGGGTTTTTTATTTTCTTGAATTGATACCGGACTTGATCAATACACGCCTGTTCTAACGCTGGCCATAATTTATGTGTTGAGAGATACCCGGCTATGAATGTGACTTCGATATTATTTTCTCCCCATTCGAAAACATCACCATCAATTAAGGTAATCTTTCCCGCTACCGAAAAGGTCCAATCCTCCCCGCTCACAAGCTCAACAGCCTGGCCTGCGCCTAAATCTGCCGGTTGAATAGTAATCGCACTCACCGCCGTTAACGGCCATTCGGGAACGTACATTTCATAAGGGCTGCTTCGTTGATTTCCACTGAGCACCATATTTTCTTCCCCGGCAACCGCTCCACTCGGCTTATACGTCCGGCTTTTTAAACGTCGATCCGTCACCGCTTCAAACATGCTCGTTACGCTATCAATTAACCGCTCAATCTCGGTGTCCTCCTCAACTGTGCCGTCCAAGTTGATCAACCCGGCTTTGACCCGCGCTAACGATGTGAGGGCAAACACACCAACAGACATAATTTATTGTGCATACTCCACGCTGGACTTGTCGCAAATGCTCTTGGCGATCAATTCGGAAATCATGGCAAACTCATTACATTTATACTCTCGCTCTCCTATCCGGTAATCCACCAAAAAATGCACCTTGACCTTCTTCACATTCGGATCGCTGCACGGATCAACCTTTGTGGGATTTGCGTTCTGTGCGTCGCCCTTCGCTTTGGCCCCCGCTTCCATTTTGGCTTTTTCTTCTTTCGCCATAACCTTACCTCCATGCTCAGAATTGACAGGCCGGGCCATACGGCCCGGCCACGATCTCACATTGCCCGAAACTTAGGTGGCACTATTCGCGTAATGTTTCACGGGATTCGTCCCCGCGTCGAGCAAATTGCCATCATGCCGAGAAAATCCAAGAAATCCGACTTGTCCTTTCAGCGCGTACAATTCGACCAATCGCAACATCGTCAACCCCATCACATCACGGATGAGGTACTTGCCAAACTGCCCGAATAAAATAGATTTGGCATTCGCCGCCATGACGGCCACGTCATTATTGATCACATACCCGTACCCCAGAATTTGATCAGGTTCTCCTACGCGAATGTCGGGCTGCCACAGTGGTCTATTCTGCGTGTCTTTCAGCTTCCGTATCACTTTCAGAGAGGCATCATTCATCATCCACCGTGCCCCGTTCCTCCGGTACCCCTCATCCACCGAATGGATGAGGTCAACAAGATCGTCGTAAATGACGGTCAACGTTTGACCGGCTGCGCCCACTTTCCCCGCTACGCTGGCCGTCACAATCCCTTTCGGTTCTGTCGTCCCGGCCCCCGTGGTAAATTTCTTATTCAGGATTCTTGCAACCCGCTCACCGGCTTTCATCCCGATAAAGTTTTCTACATCAATCGCCGAATCCTGCAAAAACTCCAGAGAGGCAATAATGGGTTTTGTCGAATATTTAAACGACTTAAGGACCAACTGCCCAAAGACTAAATCCAGCTCGGCAGCCACAGCCGCATTTTCATCCACCTGTTCACCTTCTTGCGCGGTATTGTTTTCAGTGGGCATCGGCAAATCAGCTCCGGTGCTCGTTGGCAAAATGGTTGCCACTACTCGCATACCCCCAAACGCCTTCAATGCTGACTCCACAATTGACATAAATCGCGAATCTTGCGGAACCGTAAACCCTCCCGCTGATCCCGTCCCAACCGACTGTGCCGCATAAATCCCAAGCCCGGACTGTTTCAATAATTTTTCGGTTTCGTCGGTTTTATACTTTCCCATCACTTGCTGCGCCTTGAGGTTCAACCCGGCGAACCCTAACCGCATAAACGCGCCGAATACTTTAGACTCTTCAAATACCTGCCCCTCGGCTTCGCCTTTCGTGATATCCTCGCGCCCTGCCCGTATTTCAATCCGGGTATTCAGGTCGGCTTCCTGGTCGTTGAACCGCTCATACCGGTCGATTTCAGCTTTCAGGGTGTCCATATCTTTCATGATGGCATCGAACGTAGCGGAATCCGCCTCACTCATGACCTCACCCGGCTTCGGGAGCAAAGCTGAGGCTTTGACGTGTAGTTCTTTCCGCGCTTCTCGTTTTTCTCTGATGAGGGCTACTGCATGTCCCATGGCTGATTTCTCCTTGTTAATGAAATTTCTAAAATTTCCAAGGAAGCCTTGGGACCTTGCTAAAAGGAAGGTTCCTGCGACTTGGTAGGTAACACAGCAATGCTTATTTTTTTATTCCATGTCCACTATCCTCCATGCTGGTCAGATATTCTTCCCACGCGGTCAAGATCCCCTTGAGGAATCGAATAATTTGCCGTTGAAAAATCTTTGCCGGTGCGCTCATTAGGCGTTCACCAACCTCAACCGCCGTTGCTCGGTTTCGAGATTAAATTTTGAAAATTCTTTATCGCTAACCTCGGGAATTTTCATAGAACCGTCAGAAAGAGAATTAACAACTTCAACCTTGATCTGCTTCGCTATATCCTTTGCGGACTGACTTAAAAAGCTAAAATTTCTCGGTAACTCCGCATAATGCGCCTTACCCTCTCTCCCTTGCTGATCTATGTTTTTATACATCCCTTCGGGAATCACAAATTCCGCCTTATCGTTCTCCGTAGGCTTCTTGTCTATCTCATCAGCAAACCCAGCCTCA